CATCCAGCCTCCGTGAGGGAGTAGGGGAGAAGCTTTTCTTCCCCTGCTCCCGAGCCCTCGGCGGCGAGAGTGGGATGACAAGGGCAAAGCCCTTGGTGTGACAACGCGAAACGGCCCGCGCAACGGCTGAACCAGAACCACGGCAAACCGAGAAACCCCATGGGCGAAAAACTGAAAAGTTCGTTCGTGTGGACCCGCTCGGCCTGCTGAAAGGCAAAACCGCGCACTCAAGCGCACCACCAGCGAGGAAACACAGATGGCACGTTCAATCATGGAAGTCGCATTTCTCGGCACCCAAAAGACCGAAGTCGACGGCACCAAGTACGTGAAGATTTTCTATGGCGATGAGCCGGACGGTAAGACCGAGCACGGCCTGTCGATTGTTGGCATGCCTGCAGCGGATGAAGTGGCTGATGAGCTGTTCTTTGCCGGCGCCAACTTCGCCCCCCTGGAACTGGTCCGCGTCACCTTCGAAGTCGCCCGAGGCGGCCAGAACAAGGGCAAAAATCTCGCCCTGCATATCGAGGCCGTGAAGCCTCGCACCGCTGAGCCTGCCCGCGCTGCTGCTCCTGCCGCGCAGCCGAAACCGGACGCCAAGTAATGAACCTGCTCGCCTGTGACGGAGAAGTGTCCGTCGTCGCTGGCGGGCCCCAGTGTTCCGGCGCGTGGCTACTGGTTCATGCGCCTGAACCCTTCGATCCGAGCCAGTTGGACACCGTCCAGATAGCCACTGTGTTCGGCGTTGGTTTCACCCTCGTCGCGACTGTCCTGCTGATCGGTATCGGCGCCAAGGCGGTTCTCGACTTCATCAAGGGCGCATAGCGCCAAAGGAGAAAACAGATGCAAAAGTTCAAGCGCGTTTCGCGTGACCTCGTCCTCGCTCTGCCGTTTGCCGCTGCTGCTGCAGCTGCCAACGCTGCCGGCTGGGACTACTCCGCCCTCACCAGCGACATCGACTTCAGCACCATCGCAACCGGTGTTCTTGCCGTCGCTGCGCTGCTGGCTGCCGTCTATGCCGGCATCAAGGGCGCCCGCGTCGTTCTCAGCTTCCTGCGTGGCTGATAGCGGCATGGATGAACAGGGCGGGGTTATTCCCGCCCTTTTCTTTGAGGGTGTGAAAGATGGCCGACCTCTACTACTTCGCCTTCTTCGTCATCGGCGCTGCCTGCGGCTATGGCGTGTTTTCGAGGTTCTGACTATGCGCGGACTGATATCTCTATCATTACTTCTTCTGTTTTTCTGTGGTGCATCTAGATCGTATGCAGAGACCTATTACTGGGTTATCCCCTATCCGCAAGATGCAGCCCGATATTCCTCTGGGCCAGCTGCATGCCAGGCAAACACCCAGTACTACCTAACCATAAATCCTGGCTTCTCCATCAAGAGCACCAATTATTTTCCTACCACGGACGGGTTCGGTTACTACTGCAATTTGCAGCTTGAAAATGCCTATAAGCATGTTCGTGCTCTAGGTAATACCGCCCAGCGTCGTGGAGATTCCTGCACAACGGGCGCCACCTACAATGCGCAAACCGGCAGCTGTGATGTGCCCCCGAGCCCTGCGCAACGGGCAAACCTTATTTGGCACGCAGCAGCGGACCCATCGCTGAAGCGGGTGGTCGTTCCTTTGTTATTGCCGGCTCCCCTGGCCCGCTGTGCGTCAACAACTGCACCCACGGCGACGGCACCGAACGGCAGACCTCTTGCTACCGCACCCCTGGCGAGCCCAATCAAGGCTTTTGCAATTACGTCTTGCTCTCTAACGGCGAGTCCTGCAACGGAAACGACGGTGTCCCTGGTGGCGCCGGCGATCCGCTCAATGATTCGCCGCCCACCGATCCCGATGAACCCCCGAGCGATCCCGACGACCCGTGTGGCGGCATGCCTGGCTACGTGTGGAGTGGCACAACCTGCGTAAAAGCCCCAGACGATGGCGGCGACAGCGGTGGCGATGATGGCGGTGATGACGGCGGCGACTCGGGTGGCGATACCGGGGGCGGATCGGGTGGTGGGTCTGATTCGGACGGTGGTTCGGACTCTGGCGGGGGCTCTGATTCGGGCGGCGGTTCGGACTCTGGCGGCGGCTCCGACTCGGGGGGTAGTACCGGCGGCAGCAATGGCGGAAGCACCGGCGGCGGTAACGGCTCAGGCAATGGCGAGGGCGAAGGTGACGGCAGCGGTGACGCCAGTGGGGGTGAGGGCTGCTCCGGCGATTCGTGCGGCTTCATTGAACCCGATGGCTACGGCGACGACGTTGGCACCGTGCAAAGCAACCTTGAGCGCTTCTATAACGGCGTCATGCAATCGCCGATAGCGCAAGCCGTTACCGGGATTCAGATGCCTTCGGGCGGTGCCTGCCCGGTAGGCAATATCCCGCTGTTCAACACCACGATCACTTTCGATAGCCATTGCGATCTGTGGGCTCAGGTCTCGCCTCTTCTGTCTCTCGTCATGTTGGGCGTTTGGTGCCTGCTTGGCATTCGCATCGTTCTGTCCGCGTAAGGAGTCTGACCATGGACTATTTGCAGCGCATCTTTAACTTCGTCTCTCGCATCTGGGATGTCATCAGCTCGCTGTTCCAGTGGCTGCAGGATGCCTATGACTGGTTTGTCGAATTCATCATCGGATTCCCTGACTTCTTCATGAAGTGGATCGTCGATGGCGCCATCGACTTCTTCAATTGGCTTCCCGTCCCTAGCTTCTTCCAGCAGGCGGCAGGCGCGCTCCAGGGGATTCCCAAGGAAGTTATCTACTTCATCGAGCCCTTTCGTGTTGGTGAAGGTCTCGCCATCGTCATGATTGCCTTCCTGCTGCGGTTCATCATCCGCCGCATCCCGATCATCGGGTGATGCCATGGCGATCGACGCATATACCGGGCTGCCCGGACATGGCAAAAGTTATGGGGTGGTTGAGCACGTCATCATTCCTTCGCTGAAACAGAATCGCCTCGTTGTCACCAATATCCCGCTGGCGGCTGATGATCTGCTGATGGAATTCGGCGGGCGCATCGAGCAGCTGCCTGCCGACTGGTTCGAGCGCGCCGACCTTGCCGAGCTTGCGCCGCCCGGTGCCGTTCTGGTGCTGGATGAGCTGTGGCGCCGCTGGCCGAACGGTATGAAAGCCAGCGAGGCCAGCGTCGAGGACAAGGCGCTACTTGCCGAGCACCGTCACCGCGTCGATGCAAAAGGCCGCTCGATGCGCGTCGTGCTGGTGACGCAGGATCTGGCCCAGATCGCCAGCTGGGTGAGGTTGCTGGTGGAAACCACCTACCGCATGCGCAAGCTGAGCAAAAAGGCCTTCATGGTGGATATCTACCGCGGGGCGGTGACGGGACCGCGCCCGCCGAAGTCGGCGATGCTTCGACAAGCGGGCGGCAGGTTCAAGGCTGAGGTTTTCCGTTACTACCAGTCGGCCACGCAAAGCCAGAGCGGCGACGTGGGCGACGAATCCAAGGCCGATGGCCGCGCCTCACTGCTGCGCTCCTGGGGGCTCTGGGGGCTGGTCCTGCTGATTGTCGTCGGACTCATCGTCGGCGGCGTCGGCATTTCGCGCTTTTTCTCGCCTGAGCGCTTCACACCTCCCGAGCCGGTCGCAGCGCCTGTTGCTCCCCCGATACAGACGCCACAAAGCCAAGGCAGCAGGGCCGCCGCGCAGGTTTACAAGACCAAGCCCGATGGCCCGGTCATGTCGCAGACCTGGCGCGTGGGCGGCCATGTGATGCCCGCAGAGTTTCGAGCGGATGCGGCGAAGGTGTCCTTTGTCGTACTGGTCTCGAACGCGGGCGGCCGGCGTGTTCTGCCCATCACTGATTGCAGGTTCTTCCCGAGTGGGCGGGATGTGTTCTGCGACGTCGATGGCGAGCGCGTGACGCCCTGGACGGGCCGTGGCGCCGTCACGACGGTGATAGATCCGCTCTCGCTGACAGGGACGTCTGCTGCGCCGGCTCGCTAGCGTAGCGCCCCGAGCCGCGCTGCTGACGTCCCTGTAACACGTCAGATAAACCGAACTTGAAAACGTCAAAAACCTTCAAAAAGGATAGAAACAATGTCGGCAAAGGACTTTATCCGGTTAGATCGCACTACCGGTTTGCTGTCGTCTCAAGGTCGTCTCTTTTTTGATAAAAATTCCGCATTTATCGCTGACCTTTCCGCTGTTCGTCTGCTGCGCTGCGGCGTGGATACGGTCCGCCAGCTTTACCGGGGAATCATCCTGCCGGGTGTCTTGGCGCTGTTTGACAAGCCCGGCGCCATCGTCGATTTCGCCGGCCAGCGCTGGCACTCCGGTCGGGTCGGTCGTGACTCGGGGTATCAGTACAAGCTGCAGAACTCCGACCTCGGCTTCATCCTGCTCATCAAGAACTTCAACGCCAAGGCCGACAGCCTCGGCCCTCATCTGAAAATCGAGGTTTCACCGCACGCCATCGACAGTCTGTCGCCTGAGCGGCTGCAAGCGCGAATGGATTTCTATGCGTCGCAGGTGCTGAGCCACGTCGAGGTCAACCAATGCGCGGTGCATCTGGCGCTAGACCTGCAGGGCTGGCAACCGCCTGTGGATCTTGTCGCGCGCATGCACTGCCGAGCGCGGACGCACCGGGACATTTCGGGTATTCAGGAAATCGAGTGGGCCACCAAGTCGAGCGTTTACGGTCGCGGCGAAACGTCGATGTTTGGCTCTGCCAGCGGCGTACAGCTGTGCCTGTACAACAAGACCGAGCAGGCCAAGGCGACCGACAAGCTCGACTACTGGGAAAGCGTCTGGCGCCGCGCTGACGACTACTTCGACCCGAGCAGCCCGGACAACTACAACCCCGAACAACCTGTGTGGCGGGTCGAGCTGCGCTATCACCATTCGGTCATTCAGCAGTTCGCTAGCGGCTCGGTGGACGTGCGCACCGGCGCAGCCATCGAAACCCGCTCGTTCGACACCTTCGCGGCGCATCTGGACGGCCTGTGGCGCTATGGCCTGGGGCAATTCAAGCTGCTGGCTCGCCCTGGATACTTTGAGCCCATCTGGACCCTGATTCGGGATGACGCGCGAGTCGAAACCGGTGTTGATTCGCTGGCGGACGACACTGACTACAAACGCTACTACAAGACCGCGCGGGGCTTCTCGGGAAAGAACGTCGAGCTGTTCCTGGGAAACTTCGTAAGCCTCCTAGCGCGTGAGCGTGTCCCACCAAAAAAAGCTTTCGACCGGTTGCGCGAGTGGGAATGTTGGCCGGTCATTCGGGATCACTATGCCGCAAAGGATATGGGCGAGCGCGATATCTATAAGCACATCAAGGCGCTGCTCGAGGAACGTCATGTTCGCTGGGGCAGGGCTATATGATCGTTAAGGGTTCCAGCGGCTGGGATGTCGATTTTTGGCTTGATTACTCTGCTGGCATTCGCAAGCGAAAGCGCGGCTTCCGCACCAAGTCTGAGGCTGAGCGCTGGGTATCTGATATGCGTCGTCAGTATTCGCAGCGTGGTCGTGACCCTGGCGAGCGTCTGTCTGATCTGGTCGACGTTTGGTATGAGTTGCACGGCGCTACTTTAAAGGACCCCTATCGTTACAGCCGCACCATGGCTATTGCTCAAGCTCTTGGAAATCCGGTTGCTTCCAGTTTCACCGCGCTCGACTTCGGTCGCTACCGTACTCAGCGCCTCAAGGATTGCACTCCTTCAACGGTCAATCATGAGCATCGGTATCTTAAGGCCGTTTTTAATGAGCTGATCCGTTTGGGTGTTTGGCATGAGGTCAACCCGCTGGCGAAGCTACGGCAACTCAAGGTGGATGAAACCGAGCGAGCCTTTCTCACCCTTGATGAGTGCCGGCTTGTCCTGCAGGAATGTGCCGCTTCGACCAATAGTCATACGCTGCCCGTGGCTCAGCTCTGTTTGGCTACAGGTGCTCGTTGGGATGAGGCGGAAAGTCTGTCTCGCCCCCATGTCGCGAATGGTCAGGTGCGCTTTGTCGGCACTAAGAATGGCAAGAGTCGTTCTGTGCCGATTCCTGCTGAGCTCGAAAGGCTCATTTTGTCGCGTGGCTATCCTGGAAACGGCAAGCTTTTTAGCTCCTGTCGTTCGGCTTTCCGCAAAGCTTATGAGCGTACCGGCCTCGATACGCCTGGTCAGATGACCCACATCTTGCGGCACACCTTTGCCAGTCACTACATGATGCAGGGCGGCAACATTGTCACTCTGCAGCGAATCCTTGGGCATGGCGACATCAAGATGACTATGCGTTATTCGCATCTTGCTCCTGACCACTTCGCTAGCGCCTTGTCCCTTTCGCCTTTCGCCAAGCTTGCTGGTCAAGATGCGGACACCTAGCGGACACCACCAAAAACAAAAAAGGGGCTAGCTTGCGCTAACCCCTTGTATTGTTTGGTGGCTACACCGGGACTTGAACCTGGGACATCAGCATTATGAATGCTGCGCTCTAACCAACTGAGCTATGTAGCCAATGGGCGCGCATTATTCTCGGGTCGGCTGCGCCTGTCAAGCGATCAAATCCAGTCGTTTCAGATGCTTAGGTTGTGATTCCGCCGAGTGGTTGGAGAGGCCTGTGGGGCCTTTCGTCCGAGCTCGATTGGTAGCGGCGGGTGCTTCGGCGCGATACTGCGGGCCTTTTCTTCAGCGAGGTAGGCGGATGTCCTCCGACGGCCGTGGCGCGACCCCCGATCTGTTTGCCGATCCGCAGTTTGCCCCGGTGGGGCGCGAGCGGCTGGGCGAGCAGGCCTGGGTGTTGCGCGGCTGGGCGCGAGAGCATGATGCCGAGGTGTTCGCCGCGGTACAGGCGGTGCTGGCGGATGCGCCACTGCGACACATGTACACACCCGGCGGGCAGCGCATGGCGGTGGCCACCAGCAGTTGCGGCGGACTGGGCTGGACCAGCAGCGCCGCCGGTTACCGCTATCTGTCGCGCGACCCGCAGAGCGGCCGGGCCTGGCCTACGATGCCGCCCGTTTTCGCCGAGCTTGCCGAGCGCGCGGCACTGGAAGCAGGGTTTGCCGACTTTGCGCCCGACACCTGCCTGGTCAATCGTTATCTGCCGGGTGTGCGCTTGTCGCTGCATCAGGATCGTGACGAGCAGGACCTGGCGCAGCCCATCGTGTCTCTCTCGCTGGGGCTTCCCGCGGTGTTTCTGTTCGGCGGGGCGACGCGCGCCGAGCGGCAGCAGCCGGTGTTGCTGCAGCATTCCGATGTGCTGGTCTGGGGCGGGGTGGATCGCTTGCGCTTTCACGGCGTGCGTCCGCTCAGACCGGGCTGGCATCCGCTGCTGGGTGAGCAGCGGATCAACCTTACCTTTCGCAAGGCGCTCTGAGATGGACGAAACCGCGGCGGCATTCGAACGGGCCGGCGAGCAGCTGGCGCAACTGGATGATGACTGGGCCTGGCTGGTGGAACAGGTCGGCCCCTGCCGGATCGAGCTGCATCCCGCGCGCGAACCCTTCGAGGCGCTGGTGCGGGCGGTGGCCTACCAGCAACTGCACGGACGCGCTGCCGAGGCGATCGTCAATCGGCTGCTGGCGCTGTTTCCCGCGCAGGCATTTCCCGAGGCGCGGCAGTTGCTGGCGCTGGAGGACGGGCAGCTGCGTGCCTGCGGGTTTTCCGGACGCAAGGTGCAGAGTCTGCTGGCGATTGCGCAAGCGCGGCTGGACGGACTGGTACCGGACAATGCCGGCGCGCGCGAGATGGACGACGCTGAGCTGGTGGCGCGTCTGACCCAGCTGCCCGGCGTCGGTCGCTGGACGGTGGAGATGCTGCTGATCTTCAGTCTGGGGCGACTGGATATCCTCCCGGTCGACGACTTCGGCGTGCGCGAGGGCTATCGCAAGCTCAAGGGTCTGGAGCGGCAGCCGACGCCTGGCGCGTTGGCCGCGCTCGGTCAGCAGTGGAGCCCGCAGCGTTCGGCGGCGGCCTGGTATCTGTGGCGGGTGCCGCCGCGTTGAATGACGGCTGCAAGAAACGGAGTTCGCTGCGCTGCGCGGCCGTGCAGACTGAGGCAGTCCACTCTTCCGAGGCTAGTGCCATGACGCGTCTGCAGCCTGTGTTACCCATCGAGCAGGATCCGCGCTGGCAGGCGCTGCAGGCCGCCGCCCCGGGTGCCATACCGGGCGGATTCGTCTATGCGTTGCGTGCACGCGGCGTCTACCTGTGGCCGGGGGCGGACGAGTGCCTGCCTGATCCGCGTGACATCGAATTCTTCGACAGCGCCGAGCTGGCCGAGGCCGCGGGTTATCGTCCGGCGGCAGAGCGCGGCGCCGAATGCGTGGCGCGGGCCTGCCGGCAGATCGAGCAGGCGCCGAGCGAGCCGAGCCTGGCCACCCTGGCCGAAGCCGCCGGCCTGAGTCCCTGGCAGTTTCATCGGCTGTTCCGCCGCGTCACCGGCGTGACGCCCAAGGGTTATGCGCGGGCCTGGCGTGCCAGGCGTTTGCGCCTGGGGCTGGAGCAGGGCGCCGCGGTGACCGAGGCACTCTACGACGCCGGCTTCGGTTCCAGCAGCCGACTCTATGAAGATGCGCCGGGTCTGCTCGGCATGCGTCCCGGCGAGTATCGCGAGGGTGGCAGTGGGCAGCGTATCCGCTTCGCCGTCGGGCAGTGTTCGCTGGGCGCGATCCTGGTCGCCTGCAGTGCCAAGGGCGTCTGCGCCATCCTCCTGGGCGATGCGCCCGAGCCGTTGGTGCAGCAGATCCAGCAGCGCTTCAGCCAGGCCGAGCTGGTCGGTGCCGACGCCGAATTCGAGGGCTGGGTGGCGCAGGTGATCGGCATGGTCGAGGCGCCCGGGCTGGGTCTTCAGTTGCCCCTCGACATTCGCGGCAGCCTGTTCCAGCAGCGAGTCTGGCAGGCGCTGCAACAGATTCCCCCGGGCACCACCGCCAGCTATCAGGACATCGCCCGGCAGATCGGCGTGCCCACCGCGAGCCGCGCGGTGGCCGGCGCCTGC